AACTGCATTCAAGCTCTAATATTTTATTTAGGTCATATGTCTGACCAGTTGAATCTGTTCCTTCTGATTGAAATTTAAAAGTAAGGTCTTTTGCGTCAATGAGATTTCCTGCTTCTCCACCATGCACGATATATTCTATTATTATTGAAGCTCCTGAAGATGGCATCATTCCAAAACTACCATTTCCAAAATACAAATCTAAACCTCCACTAATACCTGTTTTTATAAGGTAACCTTTGGTGGTTGGCATCATATCATATAAAGTTTCGTGTCTTGTCCATAATTCACCATTAACCGATACTCTTGTAGCGTAATGGTCTGTGTAACCCTTAGTATTAATATTAAAAGATTGTAGAGCCCCTCCGGTAGCTGTTAATGTTTGAGATTCGTGTGAACCTTGTATAATTGGAATCCTAATATAATTAAAATTAGATTTCTCAATTCTAAATTGATCGTTATTTGTTCTTAAAATATATTCTAATCCGTTTCCGTTTGCTTTAATAACCGAATTTGCTGAAATATTAATGGCATCTCCTGCAATTTCAGAATTTGCTGAAGTATTTAATCTAATGCGAATTTCTCCAATTGCTGAAGAACCTCTAAATGCATCATGTCCCGTTAATCTAGCAAGACCATAAATAGATTCTGGCTGTTGCGCGGTTATGATATTTTGTTCAACCGTAGAGTCTTCAATGTAGAAGAATATCAATTCTGATAATTCCGTCAATACGGTTATGATTTGAAAAAACGGAGAAGCCGGCGTAAATACTTCACCTAATCTTGAGTAGAGTCTACCCATATAGGTTTTAGTATCGACTAGTAATTCGCTAGCTTGGATTCTGGTTTTTTGTAAAAAGGTTAAATTTGTCATCTTATACTATGTTTATATTGCAACTTGAACTGTTTCTCTGCCACCATCAATATTAATATTAATGAATATCGCATCTCTATCGTTCGAGGATGTATCAAATTCAACATCAACTGTTACATTCATTATCCTCGCTAGTGGCACATAACGTCCTAGTTGTTCTTCGATTTCGTTTTTTATTTGAATGTCATTATAACTAAGACCGTAAACTAAATCTTCAAGATTACATCCAAGTCCAGGTTCTCCTAATACTTCTCCTCTTCTTGTAAAAAGAATAACGTCAATTTGAGCCAACAGAGTCGCAATTCTGCTATCAGACTGCAATTTTGTTGGGTCATAGTTTGGGTCTCCGTTAGTCTTAATATACAATTCCATTTAGTATTTATCGTGTTTTTATGAGTGCATCATCCAGTCAACTCCTTCGTCGCCTTTGATTTCTTCAATTACTGCTTCTAATTCTGATTCTCCTAAAGATTGAATTGCGTCTGCGTTTATTTGAATATTTCCTGGAAGATTAAAATTAAAGATTCCCATTTTGCTTCCTAATGAGATTTTAATCTTAGCTGCACAGTATCTAAAGAATGCCTCATCGTCAAACAATGCACATTGTGGCACTGTTTCGTAGCATTCGATAATAGTATCTTTTATAGGAACTTCGCCAGTGAATCTAAGTTCGTGTGTTAATTGACTATAATGAAATCCAGTTGGATTGTCTAGAATGCTTCTAGTTAAATCGAAGTAACTTTCATTAATTACATAATATTGTAGGTTCTCAGCACCAGAAACCGTTCCACTACCTCCATATAAACCACCATATAACATTTTTTCCATAGCAAAATCTCCAGTTGTAAATGTTACTGAAGTACCAGCTCCGAATCTAGATCCAGTAGGATATACTCCATAAACTGAAAATATCTCTCCACCACCAGATGTTATATCTTCTTTTGGAAGGGTAATACTTCTTGTTCTTTTAAAGTATGGGGTTTGAAATACAGAAACTGGAATTCCTATGAAAGTCGTTCTCACAGAATATTCGTAATTCTTATAAAACCATTTCTTGGCTCTTTCCACTATATTTTGAACTTCTTTTCTCGGTAAGTTCATTGGAATCATACAAGACCCACTAATATCGTCTGCTAACAGATTGATAAAATTAGTATAACATGTACTTGACCATGAAGGTGGTGTAGTAAGTCCTGAATCGGTACCTTGATAAATATCACTCATCTTTTAAATTATATTTTTGTTGAATCAATAATTTCAGTATCTTTAAAAATAGCTTCTTTAGTATACTTTCCTTCTCTAAAGATTCCATTATTCATTCTACCACTGTATACTCCATCGATTCCATGAACGTAACAGTTTGTTGAAACACAGCTTTTGTTAACATAGCATGAACCTATTTTAGAACCGTTTACTTGAGTTCCTTGATATAAATTACATGATAATAAATTTGCTGATTTTACATCTGACTGGAATATGTCGCATTGTGTAAGTTCTCCCATTATATTACATTTTATAAACTCGTAGTTCATAATATCGAAACAATAGGGTAGGTTACCGCCTTCAACCTGGATTCTTCCAGTATCGGAATCATAGTTAATATGTCCCTTATCTAATTGGCCATTGGTGAACAAGTGGACAACACGGTCTTTAATTTGAGGCCAGTAGATGTCAATAATATTCGGATCGTCATTTAAATCGATCTGTAAAGTAATATCTTTCCAGCCTTTATTGATGTTTCTCCAATCAAGTCTAGAGTTGATAATTTTTTTATTGTTCGTTAAGATTCTTTTTAGTTCAAGTTTATTATTACTAGAGAATCCTTCGCTTGTCGAAGTGTTCCATAATTGTAATAGGAATGAATCTAATAAATTTAAGATTTTTGATTGTTTTTTATGCCAATCTTCTCCTCCTAAATATCTAAACTCTAAATAATTCTTTGGTAATTTTTCAAAGTTTACACCGTAATACTTTGATTGAGGGAATATAAAATTAGTTTGATTAATATGGTTTCCGTCGTAGATATATGTTTCAGTTCTAGGCAAAATAAATTTAATTGACTTTGCGTACGCTGAATCTTTTCTCATTGGAAAAGCTTTCCAAACCTGCTCCTCCTTAAAATCTAAAATAAATTTAAGAGGACTCATTCTGGAAATTTGGTATTTGTTTCCAGTTAATTTAGGATCAAAACTTAAGTTAAGATGGATCGATGAACGGTCAGAAGTATAACCATTTTTATTAATCCAATCACATACTTTAATTATAATCATTCTAGCCTCTGAATAAGGCAAGGCGCCAGTAACTAATTCCATTAGTCCGGCGCCTCCACTCATATCAGGTTCTATCTTAAACTCCTTTTGATTTGGAGCAAATTCACTATGATGTTTCTTCTCGATTCTAATCTTCTTGCCTAGAACCTCAGCTAATTGCTTAGTTGTTTCTTCTAGACTTACATTTGCATAGAATTCGAATTCTACTCCTACGAGACCTTTTTGAAGAATCTCTGAATCACTTAGGTTAATCATTTACTGGATTTATATAGTTATGTTCACTATATATATCCTGTTAAGATTTAAACTAACTTTAGAAATACCTTCCTCGTTTCTTCTTCGATTCTAGTAATCACTACAGTTATTGGATCTCCCTTTTTAATATCTTGAATATTAATTCCTTCTAATTCGCTAGAATGTAAAAGTCCAGTAATTCCTTCCTCGATTTCAATAAATAAACCGTAATCTTTAATAGATCTAACAGTTCCTTGAACTTCTTGAGGTACAGTATATCTACTAGATGCTCCACTCCACGGATTAACATTAGAATCAGTTTTCTGAGTCAATGTTATTTTTGTAGTTGATATAATATCTTTAACAAAGAATGTAACTGGAGTTCCTGGATTTAAATTACCCTTAGCATAAAGTTCTGCTGTTTCGGTAGATAAATCATTGATGTGAATCATACCAGTTAAGCAACCATTAAATTCAACAAATACTCCGTATTTAGTCGAACCAGTTACATAACCTTCTTGTTCCTTCTCCATATTTGCTCTAAGTTCTTCAATATGTTGAGGAATCATTGCTTGTAAATATGCGCGATGTGAAACTACAATTGTACCTTTTTCTGGCGAGAATGAAACTGGAACAACATACATGTCCGTTCCGATTATAGATTCAAAGTTAGCTAGTTTATTAATACCTGCTAAAGATCCTGGCATGAAACATTCGATACCCTGTACTGTTACCATGTAACCTCCACCTGGAATCATTTTATCGATCCTTCCAGCGTATGCTGTGCTTTTGGTTTCAGCAGCTGCCATTAAATCATTAATGATTGCTTGTTTAGTTCCTTCAGTTACAGAACCAAGGCAGAATCCTTTGCTTGAACTATCATCGATAATTTTAACAGTAAATTCTTTATCTTTTTGAATCAACTCTTTAAAAGCAGGAGATTCTCGATCTAGATCGATGTAGATTAATTCTCTGTGACCAACATCAATAGTTGCCCATCTTGAATCCATTGAATATATTTTACCAACTAAGTGGTCGCCATTCGCAACTTTAGATATAAATTTCTCTAATGAGCCTTCATACATGTGATACATTTGCTGAGCATCTTTTGCTAAAGAATAAACTTTAACACCATGTGGTACTTTAACGTGTGGATTTCCTTTTCTCATTCGGCTAGGACAGCCTTCGGTGTGTGCATCCCAATCGAAATCTTCTAATCCTTGGGTCGGCAACTCTTTTGTTGTTTTTTGGATTAGGTCTTGTTTTTGTACTAATTCTTGTAGCATTTGTTTGTTTAAATTAAAAGTGAATTATGAGTTATATATCGAATTTAAAAAGCAGTTGGCACGAAACCAATCATCGGAACAGGACCACCTGGCGTCGGTATCTGTCCCATGTATATGAATTTTAATTGTAAGATGTGTTTTGCACAAGCTGCTGCAACTGCTGCTGCAACTGCTTTGGTTGCTGGTTGTAATAGTGGCTCAACTTTTGCTAATTTACCAGTATTCCATGCTCTTCTAAGATCCTTTGCTAAAGCCTTTTTACTTCCATAATATAGAGGTATATAAGTACCTGGTGTAGGAATCAAGCATGGTGGAACCGGAGGAGCAGATTTAAATGGTGCAACGGCGCAACTCATCCAATAATTAATTATTGCGCTTGCCATAGTATCGTAAGGATCATCCTTTCCATCTTCTGGATCGGCATCCTTCTTTTCGGAAACTGCAAGTTCATCAATCCATTGTTTTTGCAGAGCATGATACTTATCTCGATCTACCTTATAGAGTTTCCTTTTTGCTTCAATTCTATCATTCTCATTAGGTGTCGTTGCTTTATCATGCGTATTTTGGGTAACATCATCGATACCTTTTACATAACATAGTTTACAAATAAGAAAATCCGTCAACCAAGTTGGCCATACTTCTTTGTCATCTAAATGTTCTAATTGAATAATTTTTTTATTTAGAGGATTCTTTAAAGTAGTTTTAAGATTTGAATTCACGCGAAGATATTCAGCGTCTGATTCTGATTGTATGATAGCGTCTTTTTTTGATAAAAAAGAAACTAATGAAGTTTCAAGAGCATATCTTTCATTAGCAATTAATAATTCGTATTCTTTATTAATAGAGTATGCTGTCTGTAGAGTAGGCACCTTAGACTTGGTATTATAAATATTAGTATATTTTGTAGTGATCTGACTTACTATAGTTTTTCTATCAGTAACACCAAGTATTCTAGCACATTCGTCTCCTACCTTTTTACCGTATTCTTTTTCGTATCCTAATGAAAATCTAGTCAAAAATCTTACAAATTTAATATTGCCGTCATTTTGGTATAAAACTCTTTTAACAATCAATTCAAGTTTCTCATCTTCTGTTAAAACTAATTTTGGCTTTACAGCTCCATTAATAACTTCAGGTGGTTTAGTTGCATCTGTTGGAATATTAATTTCAACAGTTTGATTTAATTTATGTTGAGTATCTGGAAATGCAGAATCAACTACATTTATTAAAGTATATTTTAATTTTCCGGGAACGTCAGAAGGAACATACATTTTTACAAATCCAAATTCGTCAGAAGTAAGTTGAACCGGTTCTCCATCGTTTAAAGTATATGTAAATATGTAAGGCGCTACACCGCTTTTACCGGTGAAAGTTAAGATTGGTTGATCTTTTTCTATTGCTGCTCCGAAAATGTCAGCACTTGTTAATTCAGGTGGTGTTCCAATTGGTTTTGCTGGTTCTGGTTTAGGGGGAAAGAATTCATAGAAGTTAGTGTCTGGTAATTTATCACCCTTACTAACAACCCATTTTCTAAATTCAGCTGCTGCATCGTATTTCTTTGGAATTGGTAGTCCTTCTAATAAGTCAGCATAATTCCCATCTTTAATCTTATCTTCTAATGTAGGAGCTAAGGATTTAAATAAATCATTGAATGCTTTTTTGAATCCAATTTCTAATATCGTCTTTTGTCCAGAACTATGAAGATTTCCAAATGGGGTTTGTGCGGTTTTGACTGCATTAAAATATTCGTTTGCCACAAACGTACCAAAGTCATCTGCTCCTTTAGAAGATCGACTTGCTAGTTTTGATGATACGTTATTTATAAATAGTGGCCACTGTGCAGGCATAATGTTATATTTTATAAGATATTTATCCTAATTATTTACCTTCTTGCTGATATGGCTTATGTACTGGAGCCCATGGTTTAACAGGAGGTCCACTTGGACCGGTAGGAGTAGGATGTGTATGCGAATTATATTCAGACTTAAATGATTCTAAGAATTTTTCTAATGATTTACCCCTAACTGCAGGTTCTTTAGTATCTTCTGATGCCTCTCCAGTATTTGACAAATAAACATTACCAGCATCTAAAAAGATTTTAGTATCTGTGCTGATTTTGATATTGTTCTTCTCATCGATTTGTATTAGGGGTCTCTCCTTGGCACCCTTACCTTTTGTGATAATTATACCATCTTTAGGAGAATGATAGATTCTGATGCCACGTACTTCATCGTAGACTAATGAGATAGTTTGTTGTGCTTCATCTTCTGACAAGGCATCTAAAACCTCTGATTTTAAAATTTTACGTTGATTGACCTGATAGAAATATTCAGGATGGTATAAGTTACCATTATCAAAACGAACAGAAACAACGTCATCAACATTTGGAATTGCATGAGCACCTACAGTGCCTCTGTTTCCGCAAGCAGCCCAAGGAATATCAGCAGGTGGTACATTATCGAATTTACCAAAGACAAGAACTTTACATCTTCCATTTTTTAATGGGTCTTTGTTATCAACAACTTTACCGAGCCAATGGGTATCCCTAATGTTATCATTTCCTATTTCGTCGATTGTTGCCATGTATTATCTTTTATATACGTTTCCTATATTAATCAAAGCGTCTCGATTTGCTTTATTTAAGACGTCAACTAAAGGAGTTCCATTTAGAAAATGAACGTTCCTACCAACAGTACTTTCTATTGCAGCAGATATTTTTTTAATATCAGTTGCGGCATCTAATGCTCTTATAGCCTTTCCGTAAATATTTTCTAATGTTGGAATTCTACGATTAACTAGTCTACGTGCTTCAATTTCAGCCTCTTCGGCTTTAAACTTAGCCATTCTAGTTAAATCTTCAGTTGCTCTTTTACCAGTTTCTTTTAGTTTATCTTTAGCTTTATTCTTAAGGTTTTTCATTCCCTTAGCTAAATTCTGCTTCATCGATAATTTTTGAGCCTGCGCTGGATCAGCTGCGCTCATACCAGCTTCTAGTTCTGCTATTTCCTTAGCAGTATCTGGATCTAAACCAGCTTCTGGATCCATTTGCCTTCTATCAAGATCGTTGTACTTATTTTCTAGTTCAAGGACTGGAACAATAGTTTCTTTTTCAGCAACTATATTTTGTGTTGCATCTTTCTTTGAAATATCTTTAGATTGAAATATTGCACCGTTAAGGGCTCTTGCATCAACTCGATATACTCTATTGTAGTTAATTATAATCTCATTTGTTGCTGCTTCTGGAGCTGCTGCTGATAAATCAGCTAGTGCCTTATTACCGCTAATCATATCGAATTCGCAAAATCTAAGTTCAAACATAAAGAAAGGTCTTAAGTTTTCTCCGGTTAATACACCGGCAGCTGAATTATCATATAAACCTCTAACATCTGAAATAAACAAATACATTGTAAATTTTCTTAAATTAGGAGGTAGAATATAACGCCAATTAGATTCATCCCATACGGCTTTACGATATAATTGCATTAGACCTGAGATATTTAAATTAATAGTCTCTAAACAACCGATAGTTAACTTAGCATCGTCACCTCCAAAGAAAGGATTTTCAGGAGTAAATTGAACCATTCTTTCAACTCCAGCAAGAGATTGCCAATGCCACGGCATTTCAGAATTAATTTTATATAAAGCCTCTTTAAAGGCTAATAAAGAATCTAATTTATGTTGATACTTTGCAGGATTTTGATTAACTAAATGTTTTTTCATAAAACCAGCAGCCTCTCCATTAAATAGTGGAGAAGTTAGTTGCATATCAAATAATAGTGTAAATGAAAGATATGTAGGATCTTGATATGCAGACATGTCAGTACCCGTAATGTCTCCTTTTTTAAAGAGACCTGATTTTCTAAACGATGGTAAATCTATGAATGCTGACATGTGTTATATATTGTTTTTAAAAATTAGTTTATTGTGTTAAGCTTACTAGGCCATTCTCTTCTTAAAAGAGTTATTTTCTGTTGGATTCCTGCGCCGGTATCAGAATCATACATATATTTAATATCTTCTACAACATAATATCCAGTGTGAAATTCATCCATTGCTATCTTACCTTCACTTTCAGCTTCAAAATCTTCTCCATATTCTTCACCAACTGTTGCAAACCCTTTTTCTTTTTTCTTTTCTTTCAATGATTTTAATCTAGCAACTTCAGTATCATTATAGGCTACAACAAAAACAGGAATCTTCATATACATGTAGATACTTGGATTAATCTGATCTAGAGTTACTTCCATTTTAATTTTGGTAGACTCATTATAATTCATTTTATTTTGAATCGCTGCATAATAATGGTGAATACTCATATTGCCATGAGTTTTATCAGCATCAATCCTACCTACATATTTCTGTTTAACTTCGTCTTCAAATCTAGTATCGTCTTCTTTTCCTCCACCATCTTTTCTACGACCTCTTAGAGGTTCTTCAATGTCAGACATTTTTTTACTAGCCATCGATTCAATATCAAAAGAAACTAGACCCTCATCACTATCGTTTTCAAAATATTGCATTTTGATTTTATAACCCATCCGTGCTGTTTTTTCACCAGACTCGTTAATTACTTTAAATGATTCAAAGAATTTCGGACTAGCTTGATATTCAGGATGATTTGTAATTAACAAAGGACCTTTAATTACGTTAGCGCTATCGTCATCACCCGGATTCTTATTAAAATCCTCTTGTAACTTTGAAAAGTAGCTTAATTCTAAATCATTTTTAGAATTAAAAACTTTATTTAGATCAACGTAATTCAAATGGTAATATGGATCAACTCTACATACAACAAAGCTCTCATCATCGATATAACCATGCTTTACAATATCTTCTATAAATTTTGCCTTTGAAATGTATGGGCAAAATCTTGACATTTCATCATCTGTCTTGTCAATGTTAGTAGCAAATCCTAATTTTAATTCAGTTGCAATTTCTTCTAAATGATCTAATGAAGTTTTCTTACCATAACCTTTAGATTCTTCAGCATAAAGTTTTGGTATTTTTAATCTTCCAGATATTCTGTATTCTCCTCCTGGTAATGATTGCGGATTTTGACCACCCTCGGGTGCAGCATTTGCACTACAATTAATAATATCAAAATCCATTCTAATATCTTTAAAGACATCAGTTTGTCTAGAAGCTAGCCTAACACTTACAACATCACCATCTCTTGGAATAGAATCTCCTTTAAAATAGTTATTAGTGTCCATAAATGTAAGATATACTTCAGGAATAAATCCTGACATATCTATTGAAAGAGTGTTAATGTCAAATTGTTGTAAATCAATTTCATTAATTCTAATAGCAGGTGTAATTCCACCATTTTCCTTAGATATTTTAATTCCACCTGGTTCTTCTTCTTTTCCAGAATCATAAACCATCGGATCCAATTTTAAAGTTGGTTCAGTAATTACGAGTATATGTCTATCTAAATCACTTGCCATTAAGCGTCTTTATTTGTATTGTTAATTGTATTAATCTTTTGTATTTCTCCTGGAAAAGCCTTGTTAGAAGTCAACAGAGCAGTGGTTCTATCCGCCGAAGAAGGTAAGGCAGCACCAACTATTAATTTTCCGTTTTCAATAATGACGTTTTTTTGATCTGTTTGTAAAACATTAGGAGGTAGGATTTCTTTAGCACCGTTAGGTTTTAACGCAGCTTTTCTCTTAAGATAATCTAATCTATTCTGATCTTGTATAGGAAGTCTTTTAGTTTCAACAAACCTGTCTCTGACAACATTTGATTCTGACATTCCGATCCCTGGTTTTTTAAATGTTTTTTGTAAAACATCCATCGGTGGAATATAGAGAATATCTCCTTCAGCTATTGAAAATGGATTTGAAATACCATTAAATTTTAAAAGCTGATCGACATAATCAGCAGAATTATAAACATTTAATGAAATAAGATCGATTCTTCCGGCATAATATTCTTCCACGTTAAAAACGCGCGATATTTGTATATAATCTGGGAATAATAATGTTGGTTCAGTCATGATGATTTTATCATCAATCTCTGAAATTTTCTTGTTTTTTAATGTTTTCATTAGTCAGCTGCAAATTTTCTGAACGCGTTATCGATTTCTCCAGCAGGATTTCCTTCACCATTAAGGTTAACTGCAGATGAAGTTTTTTCGCCATATCCCGATACGTCTCTTGTTTTATTAATATTAACACCATCGTGTGGTTTAAGATAGAATCTACCTCTTCCGGCATTAAACATACTTTCAATGTCGGTTTTATCTCTTGGTCTTCCAGGTTTTAGGGTGATTTCTACTTCCATTTCTTCTGGAAAATCTTGAACACTATTACCACCTTTAAAAGATACTTTAGTTCCAGTGCAACATAAGTTACCCATAACCATCATAGGATTTAAAGGATTTCCAACCGTTATGTGCCATTGTCCAGTGGCGTCTCCTGTTAATAGCGCGTTTGCTACCATAGGAGCTTGGGGCGAATTAAATAAATCTTGTAACGCACCACCTATTAAGTTTTTTGCTAGGTTAGATCCGCCTAACCCGTTTTTCTTAATGTCATCAACTATATTCGTTGCCATTCCTTGCAAGTCTGTCATTACCGATTTTAAAAATCCTCCGTAATTTCCTGCTTGTAATAATGCTGCATTACCAAACGGTTTACCAACTGAACCACTACCTAAATATCTAACTTCTCCTCCCCAGAACGGAGCAGTAGAATAAGTTAGAGCTAAAATGTTTGCTAATTGATCCATAAACAAGACTTTTGGGTTTGCACCAAATAGTCCTTTCATTTCATAATGAAATTTAATAGTAAACTCTTTTTCAAATTTTAATCCGTCCGGACCTCTAGTTAACATAGTAGTAATCTTATTATAAGGTCCAAATATATGATTTGGATATGTACCTTTTAATGGATCAAAGCCTGAACCGGCTGCTTCTACTCCTCTTGAATTACCAATACCTTGACCTGCAGAGGTAAATGCTTTACCTACCGCAGTACTTAATAATCCTCTACCAAAAGATCCACCAGAATCATTACTATTATTTGAAGTAACCTCTTGAACATCTGCCTTTTGTTCAGCCCAATCATAACTATAATTTAGTGAAAGTATTTCATTTAAAGAGTTTCCGGTAGCTTCTGACATCCAAGTTACCGCTCTTGCTATATCTGGACTTTTCGTTTCGTTAAGTTTTCCATCTGATCCAATTGTAGCTGGTGTAATAATATCATCCTCTACTGGAAATGGAAATCTTCTAAGAGTAATCAAATAATTGTTTGGTATTTTACCTAGATATTTACACATTGCAAAATCAGCATAATCATACTGATAACCTAAATTACCTTTTACTTCCTTCGAACGTTCAATAATATTAGTAATAGTAGGTTCAATTATAGTAGTTATATCGATTAGATTATATTCTCCTTCATTTAACGCGGCTTTTGCCCGGATTCCAGTCAATGGAGTACCTCGATATTTCATTAAAGTGTATCTGTTAAATGAAGAGTATGGTAGTTTACCTTCTGATATTTCTGGTCCATCTGGACCTTTTTCAGACTTTACAAGTACTTTCTTTCCAGTTTTTTTATCCTTTTCAAAAGTCTCTTTAGAGTCTCCAGGTGGTTTAAACTTATATGACTCTACTGAATTATTAGTATACATCTTATTATCCCCAGGAATTCCAAAACCGTCTTCTACTAATTTTTTATCAAAATTAAATGGATTGTTTTCGGTATTTGCAAAGTTCGAACTCTTACCAAAGTTTGTAATTGGCTCAATAGGACTAGTTGTATTCTCTGATTTTAAAACATCAGCTGGCAAATCGTTAGATCCATAGGTTGTTTTTGTCGCATCTTTACTGTCAACAATTGTATGTTTTCTTTTTACCGCACCCGCTGGCTTCGAAGCCTTTTTAGGATCTTTTCCAATATTATATGCTCTCTCATACGTATCCTGCGCGGTTTTAATAAGTGAATCTACTATTTTAGGCATTAAATTCCATCTTTTTTTAATAGGCAGTATCTACCTATCTTATATATTCATAATACACGAACATACTCTTTCTCTAATAATCCCAGAGCTCGGAATAATGGCATCTAATATATGATGGTATATTTATCTGGATTCCAACTTTGTACTTTTTTCTGAATCGCGTATTAAAATCAATATCTTCGCTGGTTTCTGTGGTATCTCTCCATTTAATATCATCGACATTTTTATGGATAAAAAGCCATGGAGCCATAGTCAGCATTCCAGGTTTCATCGCACTAATAACCCATTCGCTATCAAGACCTTTGATTTTATATAATTCATGGTGGTTTGTCGCATACATTGAAGGGGTTTCAGGCCAAGTAGCAATTACATTATCATACCATGATGCATTTGTATAAAAATCTAGATTTGGCGTTTTATTAAATTCCTGTACTATTAATTGACAATGATTCGAGAGTAGGAAATCATCAGAGTCCATGTAAGTTATTAAGTCTCCGCCGGCTAGGGTAATTCCAACTTGTCTAGGAACTCCGCGGTAATATTTTTTACCATCAACAAGTTCATACATATTTGGAATTCCTTTTTTATCGACGAATGCGTATTTGATTTTAGGGTCAGATTGAAATAGTTCCATATAGGTTTTATGAACTATCTCACATCCGTCGCTGACAATAATCAATTCTATATTTTCATAGGTTTGATTCTTGAAACTAGAAACTGCCCTTATGAATTTATCAACTGAATTTATTCGTGATCCAGGATAGTCTCCTAGATATGCCTGCATAATAATAGAAATCTTTGGTTGTAACATTATCCCTTGTCTATTTTATCTAATTCTACCGAATCAGGTCTATATAATAATTTATCAAAATAATTCTTTTGATCGGGAAGACGTTCGCCTAAGAACTTGCCAAGTGCTATCGTGAACTCATCCTTGACATGATAGTAATATTGTCCCTTTGAATATGATGATCTGTTGGTCATCTCGTATAACTCCTTTAAATGTTTTTCAACAAAGAAGTCATGTAAGTTTATAAATAGCTCGTTTAGTTCGATCTTGGTTCTGACACAAAAGATAGAGTCGACCATAAACATGTAACTCTCCCATTTTTCAGAAAATACTCTCTCCAGATCTTCAATCTTGGAGTATTCTTTTCTACTTAAATTAATTTTAGTTTGTTTTCCGTCAAAGCCTCCATCGAATGTTAGGCCAAAGAAATATCGTTTAAGAAAATCGATATCATCGAACATTTTGTCGATCTTGAGCATGTACTTTGGCATGTTCTCATCGAACTTGACATCGTAGATTACTGCTCTTACTGGAAATAGAATATTTGGAAATCTTTTATTAGAAAGCAGAGCATGGATTTTATCACCTTTGGTAAATAATTTATGCTTTATCATTTATTAAGTATTCAATGTTATCGAATTGAGTTAATATGTCGTCTTCGATTTCTTTAGTTTCTGATAGGACTATTAAATTAAATTCAAAGTCTCTATAATAGAAATCAGTAACGATCTCCTTGAGATTTGAGACTGTTACTGGTTCTAAGTTTTTAAATAGGTATAATATTCTTTGATCTGTGTGAAAGATTAGTGCTGCTTCTAAAGTTTTAAAAATATGAAGGCCAACGACCGACGGGTTCGGTTCCTCTCCATAAGGACAAGATTTTGCTAATTTGCTTGAAATAGCATAGTGGTCAATTATTGTATTATATTCAATTTCTATTCCCTTTGTGAAACGAACATAATCTCTTCGTTGATCTGACCAAACGCAGTCGATTATTAAACTCATGATTTTTTAAGAAGGGATTCGAGCGTTTTAATTCTTTTCTGAAAAGAATTAATTTTGGCTTCGATTTCAGCCAAGGTAGGCTGATAATGGTCTCCCCAATCCTTTATTATTTTTATTTGATCCGAATCCTTGGTACTTCCAAATTCTAAACCGCAATCTTCAGAAATCTCATATAGAAATTTAATCTTATTTTCGCTAGCATTATCGGATTCGAAATCATAAACAACAACTGAACTATATCCTTCACCAGCAGCGTTGGCATTATCCTCTTCCACGCTTTTTATAACGCCGTTATCGGCTAATTGTACGGTGATGACTTGCATAAATAGTTGTTATTTGTTTCTAGCTAATCTTAATTGACTAGCTTTTGCACTAAGCTCTCTTGATTTTTTCTTATCTTCGCGATAAGTTTCTTTATTCTTTACTGCCATTAATGACCAAGATTCCTCTAATAAAAGAATTTCTTCAGCATTGTAGCCAAGTTCAGCCCATAATTCTTTTTGACGATCTAGAATAATTTGAAGTTGATTCTCCATTTGATCCATCGCGTTTTTGGTGTTTTGTTCATGGATCATTTCACCATCTTTAGCACATTTGTCGTACCATGCTCTAGCTTGAGGTGATCCGAATCCAAACATGTTTTTTACTTTTAAATAACCGGCACGCTTGTACATGTCACGGCGTTGTCTTCTGTTGGGTGTTTCGTTATTAGTCATTATAATAATTGTTTAAAAATTTTAGTACTTCTTGGTTAATATAGTTTTGAAGTTTATCTATCTGTATTTGAGAGGTCACTACCGTAGAAATAGTATTTAGCATCTCTTCTTTAGTCTCATCTCCGTTTTCTAATAACATTGAGAAAACTTCATGTTTTGGTAGATTAATATTTAACTTAATATCTACCGTTTCAATATTCTTTGAAGATAGTTTGATAATTAATTTTTCTAATGGAGAAGTTTCAACCTGTTTTACAATCGGTTGAATTGATACTGGTTTAGTAGGTTCGATTATCGGTTGTGGAGAAGAACCTAACATTATTTCGTTTGCTGGTGGAAATGGAAGATTGTTAATATCGTGTACAACTTCCATGAATTCATTTCTAAGATTTTTAAAGATCCTTGATCCGTCTTTAAAGATAAAAAAGTCATTATCTTCTGACTCAACTTCTACAACCTTACCAAAATCGTCGCCCTTTTTCCATTGAAATCTTTTAACCTCTGGAATCTTAGTTTCTTTTTCTATAACTTCTGTGCTCATTTCTTTTTTAGGATTAATTTTTATTAATTTACTAATCTTCGATAGTATTGAATTCTTTATCAGATTCATTGTATTTTTTCATGAATTTTTCTATAAATCTCTCTGATTGTTTTCCTTTTTCTGACCCCATCCAGCACTCAACTCTTTTAATATACATGTTGTAAAAGTAGTGAGAACCCTCGTTCTTCAGTTTATCTTCTAATATTGTCACATCCTCTGGATAGTGTCTTATGTTAAATCCCATATTAATATAATATATTTATTCGTTATTCCAAACTACGTCCTGGTAGACAGTAATTCCAGCTTTTGTCAGTAGATCGACCCCGCTAGTATCTCTATAATCTTCGCAATAATGTACCTCAACTATTCCAGCCTGAATGATTAATTTAGAACAATCAAAACAAGGCATCGTCGTCGTATAAAGAGTAGTTCCAACTGAACTAATTGTTGATTTTGCTAATTTACTGATCGCATTGGATTCAGCATGTAGAACTTCTCTCTTAGTAACAAATCTATGGCAAGTACAACTATTATCATGTGGCATCGTCCAACCCATATCTTCTAACATCATAGCAGCATCTGGATTATCATAATGTCTCGTTTCAACTTCTTCGCATTCATTCTCAAATCCATGGGGAGTACCATTGTACCCAACACTAATGATTTGACCGTCTTTTACAATAATGCAGCCAACTTTTCTACGCTCAGCATAGCTCAGTTTCGCGATTTGGTAAGCGATCTGCATGTATATCTTATCTATTGGGATTCTAGGCATATTAAATAAAAAATGGATCTGAATAATTATATTCAGATCCATGATTTAGTTTATTTTAAATAGATTTTATTAGTCTGCTGACTTCTCTTCGGCATCTGCCGGAGTTTCTCCATTCATTGTTATTTTAATTTCTTCAATTTTATTAGAGAATGCTTCTTTAATCATATTAAGCGCTGCTTCGTAAGCTTCTTCGCCATATTCTTCTTTACAATCTTTACAAGCTTTAGCAGCTAAACCAGCAACTAGAGCAGCATTTTCGCACATATAAGCTTCTATAGTATGATCGTCATGTGCGTCTGTTTCCCAAGCCTTAGCTTCAACAACAACGCTTTCATAACATTTCTCTAATATTTGAGAAACTTCTTCAGCTTTTTCTTCTTCTTTAGTTTCTTCGGCTGGAGCTTCTTCAGCTGGAGTTTCTTCGGCTTCGTTAGTTTGTACTTTGTCAGCTTCAGTTTCAGTATCTTCAACATCAGATTGCTCTGGAGTGCTTACGTCCTGAATTTCTTTTTCGATTTCTTCAGAGCGGTCCATTTCGGAAACAAACTGATCAAATGATTTATATCTCATTTCTTTTAATTTTTTTTGATTATTAAGTATATATTACAAATTTCCGTCCTTTTCTGGAGTTTTGCCAATAGTGTAGCCTTCAGGGCAATGGCCCCATATTAATAAAGACTTAAGCCATCTGGTCATTTCTCCATCTCTGAAGAAATAGGGTGCTTTCATATTCTTCTTCATTCCAATCATTCGACTGTTAAATGAAACTTGTTTGCCACACCAAAACCACATCGTAGGGGTCCAATTCTTTTCGGCATCAGAATAAGATTTTCCGGTTGGGATCATCTTAATTAACATTTCAGCGGATTCTTTTCCACTGTCGATGTCATTTGCCTCAGCTTCTTTGCTTGTTAAACCAGCATCTTTACCGTCATCTTCTCTAAAGTTCTTAATCTGAGCAGGAGTCATATTAATTAACTTGTTCCACTCAGTCCAAGTTTCTTTAGAAGGTTCGGCAGAACGGTCTTCAGCTTCGAATAAGAATTGATTGAACGATTTAATCATTAGTCTTTGGCTTCTTTTTGTACTTTCTTTTAGGCTTAGCAACTGGAGCATCGGTTTTAATAACCTTTTCTTTTACTTCTTTAGGAGTAGAAACTTTAGCATTTTCGTGTTTTGCATTAAGTTCTTCTATAAAGATTTCAGTACTGTTCTTTCGATCAGCGAATTTGCCAGTAATTCTATATACGATATAGAGTAACGCTGCTAAAATAGTGATTGTAAATAAGTTCATAATTTTAAATTTTAGTTCTTTTTATATATCATTAAAACAAAAAGAGCCCTTCCGAAGAAGGGCTCTAACCAACATAAGAAGCTGTTACTATGACTTGGGTGTTTGACTTTGTTCGTCAGTAGGAGTATTTTGTTTAAACAGTACTTCTAATGTCGCAATTAGGCCGTTTGCTTCGTCTACTTTTCTGACTAGTTTATCCATCTCATCAATGATTTGAGGATGCTCGCCAATACCAACTGAATTACCAAAGTAAACTTCCATAGTAGCTAGTGCTTCTTTCTTTTGAGCTTCATATCTTGCGAATAAAGCTTCTACCTTTAATGATGACATATTCTAATTTTTATTTGTTATGATAATTATATTTGATCGACTAAAATTGTTTCATATTTTTTTAGATAACTGAACAGAGCAAGGTCTTTTGCTTTAGCTTCTAGATCGACATCGATAGACAAGCCATAAGAATTTACCTTTTCGTAGATATGATCGGCATGGGCACGATTGACAACTGAAGAATCTTCGTGAAGTTTTTTACATGAACTATAATGAACTAGCTGACGAATACCTTCTGGCCAAGTAGTGGCTGCGAGGTGGAGTGCATCTTTTTCTGGCATAGGATCGTCGTAGCACCAATGGTGGTGGTAGTCAAATACGATTGGAATACCGGTAGCAGGAGAAAGAATATTACATAAATCTTCGATTGAGTATTGATTCTTTTTATCATCATTTTCGACGGTAAGACGGGTTTTTACTGATTCGTCTAGAGTATGGAATGCCTTGATAAAACGCTGAATCGAATCTTCTTTACCTTCTGCAGTAGTATTGATATGAATATTGATCGCAGCATAAGGAGTCCTAGGAGTGCCAATCAAATCCATGATTTCGCCATGCTGATTAAGTTCTTTGATAGAACGAGCAACAACATCTGGATTCTTACTAGCAATTACGCAAAAATGGCCAGGATGGAGTGTTAACCGCTGACCTGCATCGGCTGCAATTTTACCAGCACCTCTTAGTAAATTAGAAATCTTAGCATAATCAGGTAAGTCTTTAAGCTCGTACTCGGACATCCATGGTATCATATCAGAAGACATTCGGTACAGCTTGACGCCGTGTTGATTATTCCATTTAATGATTTCGATGAGGTCTCTGACGTTGTTGAGAGCAAGCTCGCTAGCATAACTTATACCCTTTTGTTCAAAGGTTCTTTTAATCATACCACGGCCAATTGTAATACCTTTCTGCTGCTGTAGGGTTAGATTGATACAGCAATATCCGAATCTTGTTTTTTCCATTAGTCTATAAATTCGCCAATAACATTATTTCGCCACCACTTTTTGAATTTAGAATCATCGGGCATTTTAGAGATTCTAGTGTCTAGTATGAACGGACCTACTACTATAATAAGTCCAATAATTATATAAAGAATTAGTCCCATTGTTTCTCATATTTGTACCAATAGTCAGCTCCAGCGCAATCCATTAAAGAATCTAGGATAACAATATCCATGTCCTTACCGTTGATGTTGTTAATAAAATCGTAAATTAGTTGATGCGCTTCTTCGACATCTTCTGTTAATTGAAATGCGGCTTCGTTAAGGGCTGACATGGCGCGCATTGTAACTGAATCATTATCAGAAAATCTCATACCAGCATAGAAATCTCCGTTAGGCGCGATTGCATCGATCTCTCTAAATATGTCTTCGTTAGTATTCCTTAATCGATAGACACTGATTGCAGTTTCTATGATTGGTTTAATTTTACTAGTATCTGGCCAAGGATGGCAGCCTGATAGTCCGTTTGCTTTTACGTTTGATGCTTCGATTTTTTTCATTTTATTTATTTGTTATATGTAAATATAAACATTTTTCTTGACATAGAAAAACTTTTGTTCAATTATTTTTTAAATTTTTTGCCACGAACAGTTGTATGGATATGGATTGCCCATGTATTAAAGTCCATTTTCTTGAAAGAGTCGGTGGTTTTCATTATTCTCGGTTGACCAGGAATTGGATAATCGACAGGTTCTCCAAGAATTTCTCTTTTAAACAGAATGTCTTTGATTAGGTTTATCATAGTTGGTTTTATTTTTTTACGAAAATCATTTCCTCTTCCCATGAACCAGATTCTAATTCTAAATTAACACGGTTGAGAGCATTTGTATATTTCTTTGGGTTGCATGCCATATCTACGGCAATAGTGGTAAATTCTCCAGAATCAGAAGGATCGACATTTAAGAATCCACAATATTCAGGATGGTTTTTATCTAACTGATAGTCTCCGCTAATCATGTTTAGATATTGTTCTAATTGAGTCATATTATTTAGTTTTATAAAGATCAGTTGCCGAGAATGAATATCCAACGGTGTATTTACCATTAGTACCTTTGACTAGATACCTACGACATCTGCGTCTAACTGATGGATTTGTTAAGTTTACTAAATGATGATTGAATGAACTACTTCTAGTGTATTCAGGTTTTCCTTGGCAGATTGTCTGGTAATGAGTGTCCATTTCCTTATAAGAAACTTCACCATTAAAGTATACGTAATCTAAGATTTCCTGAGTGATCCAACCATGTTGTCCTTTTTTTAATCGCTTATTCATGTTATTGTTTTAATTTGTTATATGTAAATATAAACATTATTTTTCAATCGGTAAAACTTTTATTCAAAAAGTTATTAACAATTTTAAAATAAATCTTCTATGTTCGTTACGTCTTCGATGGCAACCTTGTAGATGTCTCCGATTTTAGTCATTACCTGACAGTTAACTACAAACTTTTTAATTACTGTACCATAAACTGCTCCTCGGTTAGACCAACCTGAGTAGTTATCATGGTATCCTCCAGGAAGATTACCGATAAATGTTACTTTAGATCCAATTTTGATTGGAGTTTTAACTTCTGCTTCTTTTGCTGTTTTAATAAGAGTTGCCATTGTGTTATTGTTAATTTGTTATATGTAAATATAAACAAAAAACTCGACATAAAAAAATGCCGAGTGAATTATTTTCAAAAAAGTTATTAACATTATTTCCAAAAGATCTGGACGCAGATTATGATAAATGAGAGTATCAAGCAGATTAGGGTCTTGGCATTTAGAGCCTCATCCATCATGAAGTAGGTTAATATTGAAAAGGAAATCATACCCATGGTAAAGCCAATAAATCTACCGGGCCATAATTGACCATCGTAATGTTCTGCAATTAATCTAGTAGCCTCTATAAAAATGTAGGATATTGTCGAACCTCCGATTATAGCAATTAATAATGGATTCTTTTTGCACCATGTCCAAAGGAATTGACCGTTTGTCTGAAACCAAATAAGAGATTGTCCAAGTAAAAATAAGAAGATTCCATAAATTAATGCTCTCAAAATAAAGACTCGGTTTTTGTAGTCAAATGAGATATAAAACTTGGTCTATGCTCAACAGATGGGCCAACTTCTTGAATAGCAGTAATATGTTGTTTGGTTCCGTATCCTTTATTCGAACCCCATCCATATACTTTGTTCTCTTCGGTTTCGTTTAAAGATTTCATTAAATTATCTCTAGAAACCTTAGCAAGAATCGAGGCGGCAGCAATAGAAGTATATTTGTTATCTCCACCGACAATAGTGGTGTAACTCTTATCTTTATAACCGTGGAATTGGTCACCATCGATTAAGACAAAGTCAAAATCAACTTCAGCCTGAACATTTTCAAGAGCCTGATTCATTCCAAATAGAGTAGCCTTTAGGATATTCATAGTTTCAATATGGTTAATATCGATATGAACGACTGAATATGCTATTGCGTTTTCTAAAATGATTTCATGCGCAGTTTTCTTTTGAGCTTCTGAAAGCAATTTAGAATCTTTAACCAAAGGATGAGAAAAGTCTGAAGGCATGATACATGCTGCAACGGTTACTGGTCCAGCTAATGCTCCTCTTCCTGCTTCGTCGACACCAACTTCAATTAAGTTATCTTCGGTATTGTACTTTGATTTTAACTGTATTAATCCCATAATTAGTTGATTGACGCTTTTAAATTTTCGTAAATATTCTTATATAGAGCATGTTGATTTTGGAATATCTCCTTCTCCATTTCTTTTCTAATGTCTTCAATATGGCTTCTAACGTAACCGACCATTTTATCTCCATCAGAACTATTTACCGATTTTGATGCGTAGAATTTGTGATTAGTAATTCTAACACTTTCGAGATCTAGCACGATAAAATAGTCTAGCTTCTTGTTCTCAAGATAATAAGTCTGACTTATCGGCGCAGTTAAGAACTTCGTATCAGGGTGGTTAACCATCGCTCTAACAATGGCATAAATGAATTTAGTATCTTCGGACATTCTAGAACGACCACCGGTGATTTTAATAAATCGAATCTTTGCTCGAGTTATTGCTCTTTTAAAAGAATGAAAGCTCATATAAATTTGTCTATGTTAAACATGTACAAATTATATGAGCTTTTTTTAAAAAGTTTATTAGGAATATTACTTATGATTGTCGTACTTCCACTTCTCATATCGGCGTACAACCTCTTGTAAGATTTCTGCACGAACAATATCGCTTTCACCAAATTGATGTACTCCAACCCCTTTAACGCCAGTCATCAGTTCAATAAATTGAGGTAGAGAAACTTTGCTTCTTTCGATATCATATTGACTAACGTCTCCGGCAATTACAACCTTGCTATCTTCTCCCATACGAGTAATGAATAACATTAGTTGTTTATAATCAGCATTTTGAGCTTCGTCTAGAATCATGATGGCATCGTCAAATGTATCTCCTCTCATATAAGCTAGAGGCTGAAATTCTACAGCTCCGCTGCTTAGTAATTTATGAGCTTCACTGAATCCGATAATTTTTTCAATATTTGATGTAAATGACTTGATATAAGGTGCAATCTTTTCATCAATTGTACCGGGTAGGAAACCTAGCTTTTCTCCAGCTTCTTGGATCGGCTTTGTCAAGATAATTCTTTTGATTTTCTTTTCTCTAAGTAATTTAATTGCAGCATAACATGCTGAAAAAGTTTTAGAAGTACCTGCAGGTCCATAGCAAAATGTAATCTGATTTTTAAGAATAGTATCAACGTATCCTTGTTGTGATTCTTTTAAATAAATTCTGTTTAGAGAATTCTCAGTGCTAGTTGTGCTAACCCTTGTATTAGTAGCTTTTCTTGTCATTCGTTTTTGTTGTGTTTAATCTCCTGCCATTATGACAAGAGCTTTGAGTTTCATTAATGTGTCACACTTCTCATACTCTTCTAGAGTTTCAAAGTATTCAATTAGTAATTCTATAAATTTGGAGCGTTCTCCCATGCTGTGCGGTATTTCAATAAGATCCTTTCCTTCTTGGAACACAACGAAACGATTCACTGTTTTCGTGAAATTGCGGGTGAGAGTGTAGTAGCTTGCTCTCATCACGTTGTCTTTTTCTCGGCTTGAAATATTATTACTCATTCGCAGGTAAAAATCTTTTTATACATTATATATTTACCGGATACTCCGGAATGTTAACTATATTAACGTATTCTATGATTCTTTTTCTGCATTTGTCCTAAGGGATTGGACATAAGATGCTTTACGAAACTCATCTCTTTTCTCTACTGATTTCTTAGTAAATTGTTGACGATCTTGCAAGTTTTTTATTTGTTTTGTTTTAATAACTTTGCGTTTATACTGTTTTAACGCTTGTTCTATATTTCCGTTTTTAACTTCTATTATTAACATGCTTCTAATTCTTTTATTATTTTTTTAAGTTCTAAACACTTCTCATATTCCTCCTTGGCCTCAAACCAGTTTATAATAAAAGTTATTGCTTCAATTTTTTGTTCTAGTGTCGAAGAACTTTTAAGTGCATCTTGTGTTTTATTAACGATAGCATCATATACCATGTCCATCATTTTCTCTCGTGACGCTTTTTTAATACTATTAAAAAAACTAAAACCATCGTCATCTAAAGGTAAATCATCTTCTGTCATTCCAATTCTTTAATTTTTTTAACTAAGTCCAACTGTGCTTCTGTTAGACCATGAAAATTAGCATGTACTTTAACCATTAGATTTCCATACTCATTGTTCTTACTGTTATATATTGGCATTCCTTTTCCTGGAATTCTCAATACTCTACCAGATGCTGTTTTGGCTGGAACGTCTATTTTATATTTGCCAAATGGAATTTCTACTTCAATATTGGCTCCTAAAATTAAATCATAAAAATGAAGGTATGCATCTACCCATATATCGCTTCCTTGTAGAATTAACGAATCATCTGGATTAATATTAATATTGATAATAAGGTCTCCCCGTTGAGCGTTACTATTAAACCTATTGTAATCTCCTCGACCGTATACTTTCAATACCATTCCATTATGTATACCTTTTCCAAAATCTACTCTAACCGAATCATGGCCAAAATCAAAAGTTTTAGTACATCCATTATAAGCTTCTGCTATCGTAAATGTTGCTCTAACAGTAACATCTGCTCCTTTAGATTCTTTTCTTGTTCCGAAATTTTTGTCAAAGTCTCCAGACCAATTACCATATTGGTTAAATATGTCCTGAAAATTAAACTCTTTAAAGGTAGATTTTCCGTCATATAGATCACGCTTAGCTTGATCAGATAATGTTTCGTACGCAGTTTGGATCTGTTGAAATTTATCAGTAGCTCCTGGATTATTTAAATTCCGGTCTGGATGGTGGAGTTTTGCAAGATTTCGGTAAGCCGATTTAATCTCTTCCTGTGTTGCTGTCTTTTGGACTCCTAATACTTGATAATAATTCATGTTTGTCTTTATTAAGCTGTCCTTTTCGCATTTCAATTATACTCTTCTTGTGGTCGCGTTCAATAACGTCAGCGATTCGCTTCAGTTGGGCCGTGAGTGCAGCCATCGCTTCTAATAATTTTGGTTCTGTTGCCATAATTTTCTTATTTAAAATATATGTATCTCATAAAAAAAGGAAGCTTATGCCTCCTTTAGTTCTTCGAGATACGATTGTATAGTTTTACATTTCTCGTATTCTTCAGTTTTAACAAACCAGTCTAACATAAAAGATAGTGTATCTTTTAGTTGATTAGCGTTTAAGTTAGTTAATTTCATTTGTCGAACGTCAATTCCTTGCGTTTCAATTGATTTGAAATTAGCTCTAACCAGTTGGTCGATCACATCATAGTAAGTTGCTTTTACTTCGTTCGCTTGCATAATCTGTGTTATTTCGTCTTGTTCAGTTTCTTCGTTGAAATTATCTTCGAAGTCGTTATAATCATTTTCGTACATAGTATTTATTTTGATTTTATAATGTAAATATAAACAATATTTTTCAAACGGTAAAACTTTTGTTCAAAAAGTTATTAACAATTTACGCAGACCTAATCGGTTGCATATTGGCAAACTTTAAAACTAAACTACCGGCAGCTTCAATATCTTCTTCGCAATAGTTTTTGATCTCTTCTATTTTACCAGCATAGAATGCAGCTCCGACTTCTCCAGCCTGCATGTCGTCTTTAGGATTCTTAATTCCCAATAATAGACATATATGAGCTAGTGCAGCACTTGACCATCCACCAGCTTTCCATACTTCGTATGTGTCTACTAGACAGTTTTCCCAAGGTTTCATTTTGTGTAAGTGTAATTGTCTTGGTAATTCAATACCATGTAGAATAGATTTCTTAATGATATATGGTAGATCGAATCCTTTAATATTGTGCCCGACTATTTTAATACCTGGTGCTTTAAAGAATACTTGACTCATAAAGTTTGCGAAGCTGCTTAGGATGTCTCTCTCGTCTTCGCCGTAGAAAGATTTCTTTTGCATGTATGGATCTTCAGTTACCTCGTCAAATTTAACCTGACCAACTGAGATACAAACTATTCTACCCCATTCTGGAGATAGAGCGGCTTTTTGAAAATAGATTTCCTCGTCAGAAGATTCTCTAAGTTCAACATCTTCAGCTTTAATAAATTTAGCCTTACGCTCCCAGAAGCTCATGAGTTCGGGATGTGTTTCTTTTAATTCTCCAAATGTTTTAAAACCTGAAGTAGTTTCAATGTCAATGAAGAGCATCGATTTAATTTCTTCTTTTGTATACATTATTTTACGATTTTAATTTGTGGAATTTCTTTGATAATATCAAAGATTGAGCAAGGATAAATCCAGTAAGGGCGTCCTAATTTAGCAGCATCTGCTGGAGAAGCTGGAACGGAAAATGAATACCATTTAACGCCATAAGATTTTGTTAAACCTGCGTTCTCTCCTATTAAAGTTCCATGGTACGTTGATATTTTAGCCCATACAAACTCGTACATTTTACCTACTTTAGGATTTTTAACGTTAATTACCTGAATTTCTTTTGGTTTTCTAGCCATATCTAATTTGTTATATGTAAATATAAACAAAATAATCGACATAAAAAAATATTTATGCAATTACTTTCAAATTATATGAAAAAAAGGAAGATTGTTTACTCGTTGGACTCGAAAGGATCGGCCCATGTTTTAACCGAACGGACCTTAGTATATTGGTCGTAGGTTAAATGTATTCCAATATAGCCACCTGAAATAGAATAAGGGGCGTCAGATTCGGAAAACCAGTAAGGTGGTGGAGTATCAATTCTATCATTCAAGAAATCAAATAACTCATCGACTAGCATGTGATGGATATAAATTGTAAGAACCATGCATTTGTTATTCGGATAACCCATTTACTTTTCTAATTTCCAGATAGGATTTTGTTTTGTATTCTGTGCAGAATCTTCTGCTTTAAATTTCTTTAATAGATCTATTGTCTCTTGACTTAATTCAGTTTCATAATAGTCTTCATAGATTCTTTTATACAATTCAGTCATAATACCGAATAAGGCGCCAGGTTCTGAATTCATTTCAAAGACATAAACTTTACCGTCTTTGGTTTCAGCCATGTCTATTGCATAAAAATCTAAATCAGAATGCATATCTGAAAAATATCGACAGGCTTTAATATGAGAATCTTTTATGTTCTTAATATCCTTACAGATATAAGAGAAATTAGTTTCTTTTTCTGGATCTTTTTTAGCAATATCGGCTGTTTCGTCATCCATTGGAATTCTCTGTGCCCATTGAATAAGTTCTCCTCTCCATAACCAGTATCGGTGCTCTTCTTTAATTGAAATCTTTTCAGAGAAAGATGTAAATTTACTAAGGTCTGCATTTTCAAACTCTTTAGCATCTTTAAATACTGTAATACCTAAACCACTATGCTCGTTATCGGGTTTTGCTACGACTGGGAATGTAAGTTTATCAACATCCTCTGCACTTGTTACAGTAGGAATGATGTATTCACTATCAACATGCAACTTATAGAATTCTGATTTCGATGAAACACTTTCACGAGCTTCTGGGTGGTTGTAGATTTGAGTATGCTGAATTGCTCCAGCTTCCATAAACTTTTCTAGAGTTTTTCTATCGTAGTTTAAAACAGGCATGCTTTTAGGGTAATCAATAGGATCCATGTCCATTGTGATAACTGCCCAATATTCAGAAGTATGATACTCTGGTCCGGTAATAAAAGAATCGTCGAGATCCTTTCTTCGAGTGATACACACTTTCTTGAAATCATCCACGACGATTGCTTCGTTTACAAATTGTTCAAATGTTAATAGAGATTTCATACTCTATATATTATATTTTATTTGTAGTGCTGACCACCTAACCAAAGAACGAAAGATTTTCTTGTTCCTTTAGTAACAGGCTTTACTCTATGCATCAAATAAGATGGAAATACTACAACGTTACCTTTTCCACGAGGTGCTTGACGAATCCATTCTCCACCTCCCCATAATTCTAAGTCTCCGCCTTCGTATTCAGTATCGTCAGATAATTGAACAGTGATTGATACTTTTCTACGGGAAGCTATTCCATTTCCAATATCCTGGTGCCATGCATAATGACCGCCTTCGGCTGCATAATATTCAGTATATTGAATAGATTCAGGAGCAGAATACAAATCAAAACCCCATAGGGCTGTATTTGCTTCTGTCGACATTGCTGTTAATTTGTCATACAGCCAACTCCATTCTTGAGATTGAGGAATCCATTTGATATTAGAGCTTCTAACTTTTTTATCAGTAGATGATGTATCTGCACCGATAGTTGTTGCTTTTTCAAAAGGAAGATTTCCAACTTCTCTAGAAATTTTATCTAATTCTTCTGCTGTAAATCCTTTATCAAACCAATAGTAGTTTTGTGGATCGTTTTCCGGTTGTACGAAAATGTTTTGAAAGTTCATATGTTATTTATTTTTGTTTATTAATGCGTTAATCTCTTGATCCCAGAATGCGTGCTCTTGTTGCATATGATCTGATTCAAAACTCTTACTAGTAGCTGATATTTCTCCGGGTGTTTTAAGTCCTTCGATCCAATATATCTTTCGATGATTCATGTCTTTATTATAAAAGTACAAATAATCATCGCCAAAAAAGACTTTAAAAATATCTGGTATTGCGACATAATTTTCTTTTTTAAGAATCATCATACAGCCAAATCCAAATGGTCTATTATCTAATTCAACTAATTGTAATTTGTCAGAATCAGAATTATAATCATCTACATTAAAATTACGCTTATACAATCCAATCATTCCAAAATTAGGATCAACTTCTACCAGTTTTTTAAAATTATTCAGTAAACAATTTATGTTTAAAGAAATGTCGTCATTGAGAAGACATATATAATTATTCTTGGTTAGAGTAGCTCCAATATTCCATGCTGGATTTACAAAGATATTATTTTTTACTTTAATAACCGTAATTCTAGGATCCTTATCTTTAAAATCTGAATTAGCGTTATCGATGATAATCAGCTCAATATCCTTTCTATCGGATAATTTAAACGATTCAATAGTATCTTTAATCCTGTTGGACTTCCAAAGGGTTGGAATTACAAATGTTATCATAATTGATAGATTTCGTTTACATATCCTTCGTCTTCTCCAAATTTACTAGGAGTTCCAATCGGATCATTTGGATTCTCTTCGTATGCCCAATCTTTCTGTCCTAATTCTTCGAATCTAGATTTAATTTGCTCGTTATAGTGCCACATGATTGTTTTAACTCGGCGTTGAATATCTGCTCTTGCTAAGTTATGAGAATTAGTCGTGTTACCATTATCATATATAAATTGAAGGTAGCCTAATCGAGGTATTCTCATCATCTTGGTTTTCAAGAATGTTCTAACGATTAATTCATAATCATCTGCGATTGCAAGGTCTCTACAGTGTCCGCCTATTTCGAAATAGGTTTCTCTTCTCCATGCTCGAACGTGATTTGGAACTCCAACAATATGTCTAATCGTTTTAGGATTAATGTTAGAAGATACTGCAACTTCGAAATCTTTACCCATTACATTTTCTGTAACGTAATGTCCATAACTAAATGCAAATCCTTCTCCATATTTTAGTGAATTCCAGTTTTGATCAATTTCAGCAGAGTCAGTATAAAAGAATCCTACATCTTCGTGTTTTTGAGAAGCATTAAATAAATCTTCAGTACAAGTCGGCACCAAATAATCATCATGGTCTAACTCGGCTAGAATATAACCTCTACACATGGTAGCTGCTCTCCATTTAACTTCTCCAATTATACCACCACTTTTCGGTGTAAAATCAAATAGTTTAACACGAGGATCTCTTTTTGCAATTTCTTGTGCAATCTTTATAGTTGCTCCTCCGTCAGTCGAATCGTTTACAAGAACCCATTCCCAATCGGTATATGTTTGTCTAGTAAGAGATTCGTAAGTCATCCATAGTTTCTCTCCAGTATTGTAAATTGGAGTAAAATAAGAAATGAGTTTACTAACATCGTTTACTAACATAGCACTCATTGCGCAATGATAACCCTTTTCGCCAGCATCTACGTCTCCTTCAATTAAATTAATCCATATTTTACGAAATTCACCAGGTGCATTCCATAAATTTTGTAGTTGAGATGGATCTTCATAGGTACTAACAATTGCAATTGGTTTTACCCTTGCGATATCAGCATAAATATTAGAATCGTCTTCGATATATTCGACTTCAAGTTCTTTAGATTCCCAATTTACAAAGTTATTTGTTTTTAAATCTGGACGATCCTTGCCAATATAGAGTATTTTTGGGAATTTAGCCTTTGAAGGTTTTTGTAGCGCGTTGTAATAAGCTAAAATCTTGTCTATGAATAAGAATCCGTCTGGGTTCTTTTGATAAACAACTTCAATAAATTTACCATCAGCATCATAACCACCTTTAAAATCAAAGTCATTAAAAACTGATCGATTAAGAATAAACTGGGCCAAGTCAATTGACCTAACTTTCATATTCTCAGGTTTAGCATATCTAACATCGCATCCAGTAAAATCTTTACCGTCTACTTGTTGATTAAAAACTATTCCAATCGATTTTTCTGCTTCGGCAAATCCCACAAGAGCTTCAAAATTATCGAATAACTTTTCATGTAGAATATTGTCATCGTCTAGCGAATAGATCCAACCATCTGATATGTTATCAATGATAACTTTATTCATTTGAGGATATAGGTAATCTCCGCCTTGAGAGAATTCAAAATAAATCTTGGCTCCAAATTGTTGTAATTTACCAAGAATTTCAGCATCGATATCCTTTAATCTAGTCGAATCAAAAATTACATGCCATTCAACTTGTAATTTACCATCTTTAGCCGGAAGAGATTCTCCAACGGCAAGGATGTTATTTAATCTGCTACATCTTGTAATTACGTGTAGCTTTCGGGAATTGTCTATCATATTATTATATTACGTCAAAGAAAAACATGTGAAAGAATCTAGCATTTTCAATTGCATCTCCAAAATATTTACTAGGAGCATGAATTTGTTTAGCATCGAATAGAACTAAACGATTGTATACGTTTCCAACTTCATCAATTTTTTCAAATTGTGTCGAGTCATAGAAATTCATTGCAGCATTCTTGCCTCTAAATGTAGTTTCGTATGCTTCTTGGTCTTCGAAATTATCGAATCTTTTTCGACCAGTATTTTTACTAGAATAGAACGAAGTACCTGTTTCGAATGGAGCGTCTTTAGTTAAGAATACCATTCCAGCATACATTTGACTATCAACGTGAAATACTAATGGATCATTTGCTACGCAATATTGGAATACTCCGTTTGCATAACTTTCATAATTCCAGTTTGTAATTTCACGACCAATTATCTTTTCTAATTTCTCTTTAGTACCATCTAAAACGAAACGTGTTTTACTTCTTTTACCTTTATGATAATCAGAAGGGTTGTATTCTAGATTTCTCATTGCGAAATCTCTGACAAAATCAGGATCCGCGTAGAAGTCATCAACTACGATTAATCCTTTGTCTTCATTACAGAATCCAGAGTAATAAGCAATAAAATTGTCAATGCTTCCTGGATTATAGGTAAGTTCTCCAAAGTTAACTTGGATATTTGCACCTTTTGGAATATTAAAAGAAACTCCAACCTGATCATCTTTACCAGGATAAATTTCGGTAACATCTGGTCGACTAATAACTTCTAATGGTATTTCTATATCATTGACTATCAATGAACTAACAGGTTTAAAGAGATCACCATCCTTGACAGCTATCCAACCTGTTACATTGTAATTATTATCTGATACTTTTGTAATTGAATCAAAGTGCCAGAAAACATTCTGGTCTTTCGTGAAATGGTTGTAAATCATAAGTGTGTTTGTTATTATATCGTATTAATTGATTAAGTTTATCTTCTCTTTTTATCGAAGTTTATATATGTATCGGGATTTACTGTGAGCCCATCGGCAATATCCATCATTCCTTTAATTATCTCTTCCTTTGATGCTCCCTTGTCGACAAGTTCAACAATTACCTGCTCGTAATATTGATTGTGTTTCTCGAGATCGGTAAACTTCCAATTTTTAGGACAGCATCCACAGAAGTATTGTTCAAGTTTAATGTAACCATACTTACATTCAAATTCTGAACCTTTAAATCCGCATGGTTTTAGAGTATCGTAATATGAATCCCAGTCTAGTTTAAATGGCCAATGTTCGTCATGGACAAAGGTACCCCATTTCATAAACGCTGATTTGAGTTGAAATCCTTCAGCCTCTTTTTCAATTTCAGCTCGACCCCAATTAGGATTCCCCTTTATTTCAACAGCATCTCCATTATCATCAAAGAATTCAGAGAGTGGAAGGATTCCAGTTTCGTAAAATCTTTTGTTTCGACGAATAACAGGATTGTTAGTATATTCCTTTTTTGATAGGATCCAATAGTTAATTGATTTGTAGTTTTTCTCTTCTAGTAGAATATCTTCTTTAAGCCAATATGAATACCCAAATTGACGATCATCAGTATCATTTAAGTATCTACGAAGAACCATTTGGTCTAAATCAGAATCTTCCATACATTCAACAAGTTCATCTATCCAGTTTGGTGAGAGTCCGCTGATTTTCTGAGGTAAACAAGTCCAATCTCCTTCTAAGAATAAAACGTATTCATAATTCTCGACCAGTTCATTAAGTCGATTAATTCCAGCGCCGACTCCTAAATTCTTTTCAGAAAGTTCTAGGTGCCACGTGATATTAGAGTACTGATTAAATAATCTTTCAGTCACTTCTAACAATTCATCATTATATGAATTCAAGAATATGTACCAATCTCCTTCAAAATCAGGATTAGCGTCTGTGAAAGAAGAGATTGTTCTTTCTAGATACTCTGCTCGATACTGAGCGTCATGTGAAAGGGTTGCGATACAGAATTTCATAATCTTATATTATTATACTACATTCTATATATTAAGAAAAACCGGCAAGTACCGGTTGAAAACGACCCGAGAGCAGTTCTAATGGTATGCTACTCGGGTACTGTTTATTAAGATTCGAATCCAGGTAATTTTTCAGCAGGATTATGCGTAATTAAACCATTCGCAATATAAGTATCGGTATTTTCAACGTCCATTGAATATACAATCTTTGCGTCTTCTCCTTGTAAAACATCAATTGAAGTTATTTCAATACTGCTTCCATCCTTGTCAACTAGGAAATCTCCAACTTGAATATTCTTTGATTGTTCAAAAAACCAATCATTTCCTCTTTTAATAAAATGAGCATGCGATTCAGAAGTTTCAATTAAACCGTTATTAAAGTTATGAATTCTTTGAGATCTAAGAGGACGGATACCAACTACTTTAACTTCAGTTTCTACCAGGTTTAAAGTATCAGTTGACCATCCAACAATTGTATCGTCTTCGGGCGCATCGCTGATTTTCATGCCTTTTAAAAGGTCTCCAATTCTGATTTTTTCAATTAACTTAAAGGTTCCGTCGGCCATTTCAATACTAGTTCCTTTAACCGGACATCCTTGTTGACAACTTGCACCAGTTTGAGTCCCACCGTAGAACAATGACTGTAAACACCTATACTCGCCGTATGAGTAGCCGCTCACATTACCTCCTTGACAGTTAGTACCGGACCAGTACTCATATCCATCTAAATAAAAGTCGTAGCATTCCTCCGGCGGTGGCGGAGGAGGCTCGTAATTGAACACTGCTCCTAAATAGTAAGTATCTTCCCAACCTGGAGTTGGTACATAATAACTAACATTTGCGTTGTATGCCCAAATTTCGTATGGATCAGTTCTCATCCAATACGCAAATCCATAATTCGCATTGGCGATTGCATTTAAAGTTACCCACACATCACTATTAGATGTAACCGCAAAGTTCTGTGGCGGATAAATAGAACCTGCAGTATATCCACTTGACCAAGGCGCAGTTACAGCAACCTGTCCAGCACCAGCATCAACAGCAAGCGTCCAACATCTGGTATTAATCCAACTATTTGTTGCGAATGCCATGTTTCCGGTACCTGCGTATCCAGCAAACTTGCCTCTTATGCTAGAAGCTGTTGTAAATCCACCATTTCCGCATTCTATAATCGATCTTAGTGTAGAAAGCGCATATCCTCCAACTGAAACTAATTTACCCATTACGTGTTAATAGTATTTTTTATCCATGCTTGCTGATATTTAAAACCATTTAAATATTTGTCTTTATTAAATATTATAGTTGGTGGAGCATCATAAGTTTCAGGAATTACCTGTGGATCGATATCGATTATGTCAGTCTGATATGTAAATCCATAATCTTCATATAATACACGCGCAACTGAACATGGAACCTCATCAGCCTCATTAACAATAATATTCATTTGAACTTTAGAATTATGACAACCCCACCAAGTAAAAACTCCGTCTGTATTAAGAAACTTACTAACGTTATTAGCAAAACCAAGAATACCATTGTAATCTTCTGGAAATGCATCATATCCGACATTATAGTATATAAAATCAAAATTAGTAGGGAAGCCTTCAACTCTGGTTGAATCTTCCCAACGATCTTCAATAACATGTGTTGTTCCTTCGGTAATAAATCCAGCAGTAGTCATTCGACCTCTCTGATCCGCACTAGATTCAATAATCCAATGCTCGGCTGGTGCTAAATTTCTAATTAAAGAATTTAGTATACCAATACTGTGTCCAATTACTAATACCTTTTTACCAATAATATTATCAGCAAATCTAGTTACAGTATCTTGAAGTACTGGAGTATCGAAAGGATTCATAGTCCACGTGTAATAATTCTGTGGTGTAAGCAGAATATTTAAATTTGGATCAATGATATAACATTTTGATTGCTTGACCTTGTCTAAGGGAGCAACATTATATTGAGTTAAATAGTCAATTCTTGCTTGCATATTATTTGTTCTCTAAGTTTTTAACTTTTTGTGAAAGTTCTTTAATAGCCTCAACAAGTACACCAATCAGATCAGTATAACTTACTGTTTTATATCCGTCAGCTTTATCAACTACCATATCAGGTAAGATTAACTCGACTTCTTGAGCGATCAAACCAGTCCTTTTACGACCAGTTAGATCGGTGTTTAATGTATATTCAACTCCTCGTAGAGATTCAACCAGCGAGAGCGCGTTATCTACTGTTTTAATATTAGACTTAAGATTAGCATCTGAAGAAATAGTTACATCAACAAATGTAGGAGAATCAGAAGTTCTAACATATTGATTCATTGCGGTGGCATACACGTTTGATGTTCCAGTTGCACCAGTTGGTCCGGTTGGTCCGGTTGGTCCGGTTGGTCCGGGTGATCCTGTTCCTCCTGTTCCTCCAGCCGGTCCAGTAGCTCCCTGTGGACCAGTTGGTCCTGTTGATCCTGTTCCTCCTGTTCCTCCAGCCGGTCCAGTAGCTCCCTGTGGACCAGTTGGTCCTGTTGCTCCTGTTCCTCCTGTTCCTCCAGCCGGTCCAGTAGCTCCAGTGAATCCTTGTGGTCCTGTTGCTCCTGTTCCTCCATTCGTTCCGTTAGTTCCAGCAGGTCCGGTTGGTCCGGTTGGGCCTTGTCTACCTTGTGGTCCTGTTGGTCCTGTTCCTCCTGTTCCTCCAGCCGGTCCAGTAGCTCCAGTAGCTCCTTGTGGTCCTGTTCCTCCTGTTCCTCCAGTTGGTCCTGTTGGTCCAGCAACTCCTTGTGGTCCTGTTCCTCCTGTCCCTCCTGTTGGTCCAGCAACTCCTTGTGGTCCTGTTCCTCCTGTCCCTCCTGTTGGTCCAGCAACTCCTTGTGGTCCTGTTCCTCCTGTCCCTCCTGTTGAGCCAGTAGCTCCTTGTGGTCCTGTTCCTCCTGTCCCTCCTGTTGAGCCAGTAGCTCCTTGTGGTCCTGTTCCTCCTGTTGATCCTGTTGGTCCTTGATTACCCTGAGGACCAGAAGCTCCATTACTTCCGTTTGTTCCAGCAGTTCCTTGAATACCGCTTGCTCCTGCTATTCCGTCTAGTCCTGAAGGACCTTGACGTCCTTGAAATCCTTGAGCACCAGTTCCAGTAGCTCCTTGTGGTCCTGTTCCTCCTGTTCCTCCAGTTGGTCCTGTTGGTCCAGCAACTCCTTGTGGTCCTGTTCCTCCAGTTGGTCCTGTTGGTCCAGCAACTCCTTGTGGTCCTGTTCCTCCTGTCCCTCCTGTTGAGCCAGTAGCTCCTTGAGGTCCTGTTCCACCTGTATTACCAGTGATTCCAGTTGGTCCTTGATTACCTTGAGGTCCTGTTCCTCCTGTATTACCAGTGATTCCAGTTGGTCCTTGATTACCTTGTGCACCAGTAGTACCAACAGTTCCTTGAATACCAGTTGGACCTTGGTTACCTTGAGGTCCTGTTCCTCCTGTATTACCAGTGATTCCAGTTGGTCCTTGATTACCTTGTGCACCAGTAGTTCCAACAGTACCTTGAATACCAGTTGGACCTTGGTTACCTTGAGGTCCAGTAAATCCCTGGAATCCAGTTGGACCTTGATTACCTTGTGCACCAGTAGTTCCAACAGTACCTTGAATACCAGTTGGACCTTGATTACCTTGGAATCCAGTAAATCCTTGGAATCCAGTCGGTCCTTGATTACCTTGTTGACCGAATGTTCCTTGAATACCAGTTGGTCCTTGATTACCTTGTTGACCTAAAGTTCCTTGATCTCCAGTCGGTCCTTGACGACCTTGAGCACCTAATGCTCCTTGGAATCCAGTCGGTCCTTGATTTCCCTGAGCACCTAATGCTCCCTGTAAACCGGTAGGTCCTTGATTTCCCTGAGCACCTAATGCTCCCTGTAAACCGGTAGGTCCTTGATTACCTTGATTACCTGTAGTTCCTACAGTTCCTTGAATACCAGTGGGTCCTTGATTACCTTGTTGACCGAATGTTCCTTGAATACCAGTTGGTCCTTGATTACCTTGAGCTCCAGTATTACCTTGAGCTCCTGTATTTCCTTGAATACCTTGGACTGACATGTCGACATTAAATGTCCATGCTCCTCCGCTTCTTAAATATAATTTACCATAATCAGGATCTGACTGCGGTAAAGTACCTCCAACTAAACCAAATTGTCCATTTGGACAAGATGCATCAGCTAAAAGTAATGCTAAACTATTGTATGTTTGATAGATTACGAATCCTTGTCCTACAGTTCCTTGAATACCGGTAGGTCCTTGGTTACCTTGAGCACCAGTTGTACCAACAGTTCCTTGAATACCAGTTGGACCTTGGTTACCTTGATTACCCGTAGTTCCTACAGTTCCTTGAATACCGGTTGGACCTTGATTACCTTGTTGACCAAGTGTTCCTTGAAGACCAGTTGGTCCTTGATTACCTTGTTGACCTAAAGTTCCTTGTAAACCAGTTGGACCTTGGTTACCTTGGAATCCTGTTGGACCTTGATTACCTTGTTGACCTAAAGTTCCTTGTAAACCAGTAGGTCCTTGATTACCTTGAGCACCAGTTGTACCTACTGTTCCTTGAATACCAGTTGGGCCTTGGTTACCTTGAGCACCAGTTGTACCAACGGTTCCTTGAATACCTGTTGGTCCTTGATTTCCTTGGGCACCTGTTGTTCCAACAGTACCTTGAATACCGGTTGGACCTTGGTTACCTTGATTACCTGTCGTTCCTACAGTTCCTTGAATACCAGTCGGTCCTTGATTACCTTGTTGACCAAGTGTTCCTTGAAGACCAGTAGGTCCTTGATTACCTTGGAATCCTGTTGGACCTTGATTACCTTGAGCACCAGTTGTACCAACGGTTCCTTGAATACCTGTTGGTCCTTGATTTCCTTGTTGACCTAAAGTTCCTTGAAGACCAGTCGGTCCTTGATTACCTTGGAATCCTGTTGGACCCTGATTTCCTTGTGCACCGTTATTACCGGTATTTCCTTGTGCTCCTGTTGCGCCGTCAGATAGGAACGATACAAATGAATCTCCTATTATAGTACCAGTACCTGCACTTAAAGAATATCCACTAAATGTATAGTTACTACCACTAAGACTTCTGCTTGTAAATCTAATTATAGCAAAGTTAGCAGGATTACTAATTTGTACTATTTGTACTGAAACTGGTAAAGTTAATCCACCTAATAATGAACCGAAACTTTGAGAAACGCCGGTAGTACCATTTATTACTAATGTTGTACCATTCCAATTATATGTACCACTAATTGGAGTTAAGTTTGTTGAATTCCATGTTGAACTTAGTGCACCGTTTCCGCCTTTATCACCTTGATTACCTTGAGCACCTGTAACTCCAATTACTCCCTGTGGACCAGTCGGTCCTTGATTTCCTTGTTGACCAAGTGTTCCTTGAAGACCAGTCGGTCCTTGATTTCCTTGTTGACCAAGTGTTCCTTGAAGACCAGTCGGTCCTTGATTTCCTTGTTGACCAAGTGTTCCTTGAAGACCAGTCGGTCCTTGATTTCCTTGTTGACCAAGTGTTCCTTGAAGACCAGTCGGTCCTTGATTTCCTTGTTGACCTGTCGGTCCTTGGTTACCTTGATTACCTGTGGTTCCAACAGTTCCTTGAAGACCAGTTGGGCCTTGGTTACCTTGATTACCAGTTGTACCAACGGTTCCTTGAATACCGGTTGGACCTTGGTTACCTTGAAAACCAGTTGTTCCTACAGTTCCTTGAATACCGGTTGGACCTTGGTTACCTTGAAAACCAGTTGTTCCTACAGTTCCTTGAATACC